ATTCTCTCATCAAAGGGCAAGCCGATTATTTTCAATAAACGTTATGTGTTTAAGATAGAGGAATGACAAATAAAATAGAATTTATAGCAGAAGTGCGAGAGGTTAAAAGTAAAAAACTTATCACCAACGACTTGGAGTATAAGGTGGTTTTTAACACGGATAACCCGATTATTTTAGAACTGGCAAGAATACCGGCGGATCAATTAGTTAAAATTACAGTTGAGACCTATGATGGATGATCCAAAGTTATTACCAAAACCAGCGAAGATAGCGGCAACCCACGCATATAAAGAATTAGGCTTTTCTGACGAGAAAATAGCAGAAATGTTGGGAATAGATTTTAAGACAGTAATGCGGTATAAAAATAAGGAATTGGATAAAGAGTGGGAGGAGTTTAGTAGTGCTATAAAAAAAATTTATTTAGAACAAGACTTTGAGTTGGCACAACTTGCTGTAAAGGAAATTAAAAAAAAGATTGGGAAAGCAAGATTTTATGAATTGGTTGGACTATTAAAAACCGTGAGAGAGTTACAATCACCCCAACAAACACAGCAACAAATTAACATCGCCGCTGAAAATATGAAAGTTGAATTTATTGAAAATGAAAGTTAAGCTCCATAAAAATCAATATCAAATTGCAGTAGATAAAACAAGATTTAAAGTGTTATGCGCAGGGCGAAGATTTGGAAAATCTGTTTTAGCAAGAATGACAACACTAAAATGGGCAACCGATTATCCGGGAAGATTTTTTTGGATTGTTTCTCCTACTTATCAAATGGCAAAAGACATTCATTGGAAAGATGGCTTTAATTTAGAAATACCGCAAGATTGGATTGAAAAAAAAAATGAACAAGACCTTGAAGTTGTTTTAAAAAACGGATCAAGAATTTCTTTAAGGTCGGCAGATAAACCTGATAGATTAAGAGGAGTAAGACTTGGTGGTTTGGTAGTTGATGAAGTTGCTTCAATGAGAAATTGGAATGATATATGGCAGGCGGCATTAAGACCAACATTAACCGATTATCAATCCCCCGCATTGTTTATTTCAACGCCCAAAGGATATAATCATTTTTACGAATTATGGGAAAGAGGACAAAAAGAAAATAAAGAATGGAAAAGTTGGAAATTTTCAACTTATGATAATCCTTTTATCCCAAAAGAAGAAATAGAAACAGCAAAAAAAGAGTTGGATGAAGATGCTTTTGCCCAAGAATATTTAGCAGAATTTAAAAAATTTACCGGGCTTGTTTATAAAAATTTTAAACGTGAAGTAAATGTAATTGAGCCGATTGAATTACAAGAAAACTGGAGTTATTATCGCTCAATAGATTTTGGCTGGGTTAATCCAACTGCAGTTTTGTTTATTGCGATTGATGATAAAGGGAGAATTATTATTTTCGATGAGATTTATCAGACTGGATTGCAAACACCAGATTTAGCCCAACTTATTAAACAAAAAAGTGGGGGGAGATATTTTGTTAATACGTTTGCCGATTCTGCTCAAATGTCCGATATTGAAGAATTAAGAAAATATGGTTTATCAATTCAGCCTGTTAGCAAAACATCAAGCAATAATACAGAAGATTGGACGACTTTTAGAATAAGAAAAGTATCAGAAAAAATTCAAAACCAAAAACTATTTGTTTTTAAAAACTGCACAAACACCATCTTTGAATTTGAAAATTACCAATACAAAGAAGTTAGAGATGGGGCATATACCAAAGAAATCCCTGCTAAAATCAACGATCATCTAATGGATTCTTTATCTTATTTTATAGTTTCATTGCCTGAAAGAATTGAAGCAGAATATGATGATTTTGAAAGACACCTTAATGAGTTACCAAAAGACAATTTATTTACAAAAGATGGATTTTATTAGGGAGGTGATAAAAAAGGATGGAAAAATATTATCTTTTTACTTATGAGATATCCACGAAATTTTATGTTATTGATATCGACGAATTAGAGGAATTTATAAATAGATATAATCAGCCAAGAATAGTTGAAGTTTTAGCAAAAAACAAAGATGAAAGTGAACGTGAATTAGCAAGAGTATTAGGAATTTCTATTGAACAATTGAAGACAGATCCAAGATTAAGATTAAGAATCATTAAAGTTGAATTTATCAAAAATATATAAAATTTATGACCGATTACGGAACAGATTACAAAACAAGAAATCCGATTGTTTTTACTTTTATTGAGGGACTGATTGAGAAGATAGTCTATGGAGAGTTAAAGGTTTCTTTTGAAATTCACAATAAGCGAATTACCAGTATTCACGTTTATGGAAAAAAAACCATCAAACCTCCAAAACAACCTATGGATGTTAGAGCAAATTATTGACAGGGTTAAAAAAGCAATTGATAAGAAAGAAAATGTCATTATTGATTTTAAGATTGTTTGTCAGAAAGGAAGGATTGAGCGAGTTGATTTTTTCTCAGAGTTTAAGATTGCTTTTGAATAGATATTGACAAAAAAGAAATCATTTGATAGAGTAAGTATAGGTTTGCTACAGGAGGACTGTAGCCTGCCAGCCATTAACGGCTGGTTTTTTTTGTATAAACAATATGGTAGACAAAAAATACAAACAGGACGTCATCGTCACTCAACTTCTTGACGAATTTAAAAAAGGTGAGAATAGCTTGTCGCAACTTCGCTCGGAATGGGAAGAAAAAGAGATGGTTTTATTGGGAAAAACCCCTGATAGTGAAACCGCAACCACTAAATCAAAAGTATATGATCCAAAACTATCAACCTATCTTATTGAACGATCCGCCCGGGTAATGGCACAAAATCCAACAGGAAAAGTGCAGGCGCTAACAAAAGAGGATAGAGGAAAAAATATCATTCTTAACATCTTATTGAAAGACTATGTTATCCCCAATGCCAATGTTCAGTTTGACTTCTTGACAAAGACAAGATTATGGGATTTATACAGCAATGTTTACGGCTCTTTTGGTGTCTTGGTGGATTGGGTGGTAAAGGATGATTATGTTGGGCCAGACTTTTACCTTATCCCAATGCGAAACCTAATCTTTCAGCCTGGAATTCAAAACTACAATGACAGCGACTATGTCTTTGTTCGCTCATATGTCACCAAAGGCTGGCTTGAGACAAGAGACAAAAAGGTATGGAAAAATATCGATAAATTGCTTGAGGCAAAAGAAAAAACAACCAAAGAGTATAAGTCGTATGTTGAGACAAAATATGAACAGCAGGGAAGTGGCGAGGAGATGTATGAGTTAATAACAAAGTATGAAAAAGACAAGTGGACAACTTTTTCACCAACCCATAAAGTTATTCTCCGTGAGATTGAAAATCCACAAAAGAATAGCAAACTACCGGTAGTTTTAAAACATTGCTTCCCACTTTTGGATAGAATAATTGGGCTTGGCGAGATTGAGCGATTAAAAACATTACAGTATGCGATTAATTCGTTGATTAATCTTTATTTAGACGGGGCAAAGATGTCAATCTTTCCTCCGTTAATGATTAATCCGCAATTGGTGGTTTTGCGAACCCTTCAGTATGGGGCGGGGCAGAAATGGTTGGTGAAAGGACAAGGAGCAGTAGCGCAGTTGCCGTTATCACCATTAGGATTAAACACATTCACGCAAACCTATTCTTTCTTAAATGCTGCAATTTTAAATGCAATGGGGACAACCGATACCACTGTTTCAAAAGAAACCGATCCAGGAATGGGGAAAACACCACGAGCATTAGCAATGCTTCAGATGAGAGAGTCAGCAAGAGATAATTGGGATAGATTTATGATGGAGCGGGCTCTGGAGCAAGTGATTGATAGATTTGTTGACCTAATTACCAAAAAACAAGAAAAGCCGATTAAAGTTTATTTATCCGAGCAAGACTTAAAAGCGATTGCTGAGATTAATCCTGATGTAGTTGAGATGTTTGAAAGCGGAAAATATGGGCAGTTGATAGTAAAACCCGATGAGACAAAAAATGTTAACTGTCGTTTTTTCATTGATGCTGGTTCAACCTACAAAAAAGATGAGATGTTGGAAAATGAGACGTTAACACAGATTTTGTCATTAATCTTTAAGATACCAGGAGCAATGGATCAAATAATGAAGAGTGGAAAAGTAGTTTTGGGTGATGTAGCAATTAATTTTGGCGAATTATTTAAGCGCTGGATTATTTCAAGCGGGGTTCAGGATTGGGATAAAATCGTTGAGGGGGCAGAAAATCAGCAAGGGGGCGAGGTTAATTTTGAAAATCCCGAGTTAAAAAATGTAATTGCCAATGCGCCTGATGATATTAAAAATTTATTGATGCAAATAGGCTATGGTCAGCAACAGCAAGCAGAAAATCCAATCGGACAACCCAATACCGCAATTTCAGGCGGTATTCAAGAAGGTGGTGGAAGAGAAATCGGACTTTGAAAAAACGCAAGAGGAACAAGAGCAAATAGCAACTTTATCAGCCGATCCAAGATGGGAGTTGATTGAGAAGATGATTGAGCAGAGAATTGATTTTTTAAAGCAGATGATTGACCCGTTATCGGGGAGTGAGATTATATCAGGCGATGAGACGGTTGAGACGGTTGGGTTTAAGTATTTGATAGTGTCGGCAATCATCAAGTATTTAAACGAGATAAAAAATTTGCCAAAAATGTTCAATGAACAACAACAGCAGCAAAAATGATGAATTATCGTTTGAAGTTAACATTGAGGAGATAAGAGCAAAAGCGATTGAGGAGGCAAAAAAGAAAAAGCACGAGTGGAGGCAAAAAGGAAACTATATTTACTGTAAAAGTTGCGAGTTTAGACACGGATTTTTTATAAAGCCAAATAAGATATTAGTTGGAATTGACAAAAACGGAATGCCGATATTAAAGGATAAACAATTTAGCAAATAAAGGTTTGCTAAGTTGCCTATCCTTTAAGGATAGTGTTAACAGTTATCGCCCACAAGGGTTGTAAGGATTTTATGGATGATCAAAAAATCCCTGTAGAGCAGGCTGATACATCGCCTGTTCAAGAGGAGGTCCAATCCTCTTCCGTCGGGGCGGAGCAAGTGGGGGAAACCTCACAAGGACATACTGATACCTCAAACGAGGTATCAGAGAACATTAAAAGTTCTCAAGAACAGCCTTCCGAAAAAGGGGAGTCACGACTTGAGAGACGGATTGAGAGGTTGCAGGAGAAGCTGCAAACTGCCAAAACCGATGAGGATAGGCAGAAAATCTCATCTCTTATCCAAAGGCTAAAAGCAAAGGCGGAAAGCACATCGCAAATTCCGCCTGAGCTGATGAGCGCTTTTAATGAGCCGCTTATAAAGCCTGAGGAGTATGGGAGCGAGATTGACCCCGCCGAACTTGAGCGAAGAATTGCTCAACGAGAACAGGCGGTGGTAATGAAAGCAGTTTCAACTGTTGAGAATAAAAGAAGATATGAGCAAGCCTTGCAAGAGCATATCGCTGATTGGGAAAAGGTGATGAGTGATGAAGAAGTCAAAAACGATCCCGATTTACGGCAATTTATTGAAGAACAATACAGAATTGCCAATTTTGCGGTTAGCCCGCTTACGGGACAAGAAGACTTTTTTCCCACCCTAAAACCATCAGAAGTATATGCAAGGGTAAAAAGGATATTGGAAAAAAGAGCAACAGTTGAGGGAGCAAAAACACTCTCGCAACTGCAATCGCAGTCTCAAGAGTCATCAATCCCCCCATCAGTTACGAAGCCTAAGGCTGTCGATCAAGAAGAGCAAGCCTTGCTACAGCAGGCTCGTTCCGAAGGGTCTGATGAGGCTTGGGCAAAGTTTCTTAAAAGAAGGCTGTTTAGAAAGTAAAAGTTTAGCGAAAGGGGGTGAAAAAAGAACATGGCACAAGCAAGCGCATTATTAACCTATGATGCAGTTGGTAACAGAGAAGATTTATCTGATATCATCACCAATATCTCACCAGAGGAAACACCGATGTATTCGACCTTTGGTAAAGTGAAAGCAAAAGGAGTTTTGCACGAATGGTTGACCGATTCTTTGGCAAACGCTGCCGATAACGCCAATATCGAGGGCGCTGATTATAACTTTAGCAAACCAGCACCAAGAACAAGAGTGGGTAACTATACCCAAATCTTTGTTACCCCAGTTGAAGTATCAGATACCCAAAGAGCAGTTGATACTGCTGGTATTGAAGATGAATTTGCTTATCAAATGGCTAAAAAGTTAAAAGAACATGCCCGAGATATTGAGTATGCTCTGGTGAATGGGACTGGTAATTCTGGTGCCTCTGGAACTGCTCGCCGACTAAAAGGCGTTTTGGCTTGGATTACAACCAATGTTGAAACAGGAACAGGAACAGGTGATGAAGCACTGACTGAAACAATGTTCAACAACGCTTTGCAGTCAATCTGGAATGCCGGTGGAAGACCGGATACTGCTTGGGTGAACGGTTTCCAGAAAAGAAAGATTTCAAGCTTCACCGCTTCCTCAACTAAATTTGTTGAGGCTGATGAAAAGAAACTTGTTGCTGGAATTGATGTTTATGATTCCGACTTTGGGCGCATCAAAGTGGTCTTAGACAGGTTTATGCCTGCTTCTCAAGTTGCTATCACCCAAAATGACCTTTGGAAAGTAGCAACTCTTAGACCAACCAAAAAAGTTGATGTTGCTAAAGTTGGATCTGCAACTCGTGCTGTAATTGAAACCGAGTTGACACTTGAAGCAAGAAATCAAGCAGGTTCAGGAAAAATTACTCAGTTAACAACCAGTTAAAAAAGTTTATAGAGCGTTGGGGGAGGGGGCTTCCCCTCCCCTCGCTCTTGCAAATTTTTTATGGACAACATAAAAACAGAAAACGAAACAAAAGTAAAAGAAAAAAATTCCGAGCAGGTTAAAGAAGGATTTCCAAAAATGGATGATGAGTTTTTATCAAAAGTCAAAGAAGCGGCAGATATTAAAAACGATGAGGAAAATCTAACTGATGAGGCATTACATCTTATCACCTACAAAAGATATTTAGGAATAAGAGTTGATGATAAAGACGAATTATCAAATCTTCAAAAAATTGACAAGTTATTGACAGAGCAGGGTCTAAACAGACAAAAAAATAAAGCAATGGTGATAAAGGAGGTGCAGTATAAATTGGGAGGAAAACCGTCGTTATCAAGAGTTTATCAGTATCTTAAAATTGAAAGTCAGATTAAAAGTTTGGTGGAAAGGCTAAAAAATGTTTGATGAGGCGATTAAAAAAATTGCGGACGATATCAATAAAAAAAGAAGACAGGAGTTAATTACTCACTTTTTAACTTGGGACTCACCGGTTAAACAATATGTGCTTGAGGCCAAAAAGCAGGGTATTTATGATAAAGGCTCAAAATCAAAGGTGTGGCGAAAGATTGCTTCAATGCCTTATGAGGTAGATCAATTCTTTACTCGGGTTTATGGACCAGACTATTACAAAGACAAGCATTTTTTTGATAAGTTTCCCGAGTGGAAGGTAATTGATGATGGAAAAGATAAAGGTTTTGGTGCTTGAACCACAAGCATATAATGGTGTTTTTTGGTATAGGATAGAGCAGTTTGCTCGATATGCAAGAGAAAATAAACTGCTTGATGTCGCCTATCTTGATATTAGATTATCACAAGAGCAATTACAGGAGGTGATTAGCAAAGCCGATGTCTTTCTTTGCCATTTAGCCGCTCCCTCTTCTTATGAAATTTTATCCGAGATTAATATTTCACCTAATAAGCCTTTGATTATTGATATTGACGACTATTATGACGAGCCAAATCCTTTCTCTAATCTTTATGAGGTTTATGGAACAAAAAATGTTAGACTATCTGACGGCACTTGGCTTTGGAAAGATGGGGTGGCGGGATTTTCAGTTGAGGAGAATAAAAAAAGGCTTGAAAAGATGAAAGCGACATTAAAAAAAGCAACCGTTATTACAACCACGACTTTTAAGATGAAAGAATATCTTAAAAGCACAACTGGACGAGATGATAATGTTGTTGTTATCCCAAACTGCCTATCAAAAAAATACTTCCCTTGCCTTGATTGCAAAAAAGACGATAAGATAGTAAAAATTGGTTGGGCGGGTGGTGCATCACATTTTGAAGATTTATACTCAATTCTTCCATCATTAAAAAAAATAATGGAGCGATATCCTCACGTTCACTATTACCATATCGGACAGTGGTTTGGCGTGGTTGAGAAATGGATACCAAAGGAAAGATTGCATCATTACGGCTGGATAAATGCCGACGGACACGGATATAGGCAGGCTTGCCTGAATTTGGATATTGGTCTTTGCCCGTTAACAGATCACGTCTTTAACCAATACAAAAGTTCAATTAAGTTTTATGAATACTCTGCCACCAAAACTGCAACTTTGGCATATAATTCATTGCCTTATAACGAGGAAATAATTGAGGGCGAGACAGGTTATTTATACGAAACCACCGATGAATTTGAAAAAAAACTTGAGTTTTTGATATTAAATCCCTTAAAAAGACGATTGGTGGCTCAAAAAGCCTATGATTGGGTTTTCAAATACCGAGATTTGGAGGAAATAGCCAAAGATTGGGTTGAAATGATTAAAAATTTAGTTGATGTTTATGGGAAGAACCGTTTACACAGGGGGAACGTTTGATATCTTACACGCTGGTCATATTAGGTTTTTGCAGTTTTGCCGAAAAATTGCAGGAGATGATGGAAGAGTGGTGGTTGCCCTAAATCCTGATTGGTTTGTTGAAAAATTTAAAGGAAAAAAGACAGTTTTTGATTACAAAACAAGAGAAAAAATGCTTTACAAGACGGGCTTAGTTGATTTGGTGGTTGAGAATGAAGGGGGAGAGGATAGTAAAATAACAATCGCAAAGATTAAACCTGATTTTATTGTGATAGGAAGCGATTGGGCAAAAAAAGACTACTATAAACAAATGGGATTTACTCAAGAGTGGCTTGATAAAAACGATATCGTCTTAATCTATGTTCCTTACTCCGACTTTATCAGTTCAACGATGATTAAAAATGCTGTTCGTGGGGATAACAAGCCATCAAAACAATGAGGCGATTTTTAATCTATTGGCTGATTTGAAAAATCAAACCTATAAAGACTTTGTTTGTTTTCTAACAGTATCAGACAGTATCAAAGAGTATATAGAAAGAGTTTTAAGTTTTGATCTGAAATGGGCGGGCTATTTGATAGACAAAAACTACAATGACTTTGGACATGAAAAACGGGCAAAGATTTTAAGCGTGTCAAATGAAAAATATACTTGTTTTCTAAACTGCGACGATAGATATTATCCTACTTTTTTTGAGAAACTGATTGAAAAGGCGGAAAATGAAAACTTGGATTTTGTAATATGCAATGAAAAGAATAATAAGTTTGGTGGGATTTTAAACTGCCAGCCTCAAGTCAATCATATCTCATCAGGCGGATTTATCGCAAAAACGGAGTTTGCAAAAAAGATTGGTTATAATTACCGCTCCTATCAAGCCGATGGGCTTTTTATTGAGGATTTGGTTAAAAATCAGGCTAAATGGGGAAAGGTTGATGAAGTATTGTGGGAACATAATTAGCCCTTGACAAGAAAAATATAATATGATAGATTTATTATCAGAGGCTTGACCGCCTTCTTACGATGGCACAGTAATGCTTGTGTTATCTTAAGAGGGCGGTTTTTTTATAAGTTAAAAAGAAGATATGGCAAAACTTAAACCAAAAGGAGCGAGAGGAAGAGCAATGGTTAGAAAGTTAGGAAGAAATTACAAGACTGGCAATTTTGAGAAAATAGCAATGCAAGCTGGTAGAAAATACCATAGCAAAAAAATAGGAGAAAAAATTGCTGGAAAAATTTTCTGGGAGAAAGTAAAAAAGCATCTAAAGGGCTAAAAATCGTTAAAAGTTCAGGAAAAAAAAGAAACTATGGCAAAAGAGGAAAAAAAGCAAGAAGCCAATGAAAAAAAACTGCAAGGAAAAGAATTAGTCGCTGAAGCATTAAGGCAAGCGATTAACTTTTACAGAGCGGTTGAAAAAGCAACTTTGCAGGAAGGAAACAAAAAGATATCCAAAGTAATCGGCTTCACAAAGATAGCATTGAAAGAATTGGAAAAATTAGGATAAAAAGGGATAAAAATGAAAAGGATTTTTATAATCCTGTTTTTATTAATAGTTCACAAAAATATTATTATGGCAACAAATTATCCTTATCTTTATCCTGTCCCAACACCATATCAACCACCGTCAAAAGGGGGAAATCCTTATTTATCACCGGGAACAACAGGACCAATGTTATCTTCATCGGCACAGCCTATTATGAGTGTACCTGGTGGCTATACGTTGTTTGATACTGGTCAAGTTTATCCCACTTCTTCGGTTCAATTTACTAATCGCTCAACAACACAACAAACAACAACCCAACCCACTACTAATACCAACACCAATACCAATACTAACACTAACACTAATACAGGTGGTGGTGGCGGCGGAACAAGAGGAATTACGGAAGGCGAGGCATTAGCAAGAGGATGGGATGTAAACAAGTTGCCCTTTGGTTATTATCTAATTAGACCAGAGTCGTCTGGACCATCAGCCGATCAGATAAGAGGAAATATTGAGGCGGCTTATTCAGATTTTGTAAGACGACTTGATGAAATGGCAGGATTATATCCTCAATGGCAACAGGAGGATATCCAACGACTTGAAACAGCAAAACAGCAAGGAATTCAAGGACTTGATATTGCAAAACAAGGCTCATTGGAGAAATTACAAACAGCAAGGCAAGATGTTGAGCAAAAACAGCAACAGGCAAGTAATGATATCCTATCTCAATTAAGACAACTTTTGAAAGCCTCACAGATGAGAGCGGGATTAATGGGGGCAGGATGGTCATCGGCAACTCAAGAGGTTTTACCAGCGGTTTTGGGAAAGCAGGCGGCAAGATCAAGCGCACAGGTGGCAAGAGGAGCATTAGATAATCTTAATCAAATTGCTCAAAAAGAAGTAGATGTTAAATCCACCTATGATTTAGCCAAAAATCAGTTAGAGCAAGACTTTACTCAGAAAATGCAAGATGTTGCTGATAAATATAGACAATTAAAGCAATGGATTGATACGGAAAAGGCTAATGCGTCTTGGAGAAAACTTGATGCATTAAACGCACTTGACCAAAGTTTATTAGCAAACGCCATCAATACCGCAAACGCCATAAGACAAGAGGCTGTGCAAAGAAGTCAAATGCTTGAAAACTGGGCTTTGCAAAGAATTGCACAGTTGCAAGATTACAAAATTCAACTTGGGCAAATGGGAAACTTCTCGCCACAAGAGTTAACCTATCAAGCTTTGCAGGGTCTTGGTGGATTACAAGGCGGAACAAGCGCAGGATGGGGTGAAGATATCTATGGCTCAATGCTTGATTTAGCAAAAAAACGCCGACAACAGTTGGGACTTTAAGTTTTTAATATGATAAATGAACATCCTATCAGTTTTGAAAAAAAAATTAGAGGATATTCAATCCGCTATCTCGGATAATCAAGGATTTATAAGACAAGGAAAACCAACGATTGAACCAATAAGAGAGGCGATCTCCTCGTGGGCTCAGGCTAATCCTCAAAAAGCACAGGCAATCACTAAGTTTGAACCTGCATTTAGGCCAATTCAATTTACCGGTAATTTAGTTAATAACACCCTAACAAAAACAATCCCCACCTTTATTAATGAAGTGGCAATTAAGCCCGGATATGAGCTTGGTAAAGGACTTGGTGGTGCAATAGCAAGCAATATTGAGGTTAATCGAATGCTTGATACTCAAAAAAAACAATTTGAGATAGCCGACAGATACCAACAGATGGCAATAAAATTAGCCAAAACAGACCCGCAAAAATCAAGAGAGTTATTCAAAAGAGCGCAAGATATTTACAATCAACAATCAAGGGAATTTGAAAAGTTTGAAAAACCACTTCAAGCACAAAAAGAAAAAACAATAAGTAGCGGAATTAAAGTAGGTCAATCAATACTTGGGGCGGGTTTTGCTTTAAGAAATCCATTGATGGTGGGATTGGGGGGACTAATACAGGGTGGAATAGGAAAAGCACAAGGAAGAGATTTTTTTGAGGAGGCTGGAAAAGGAATGGGGGCAACTATTCAGGCGAGTGCGGTTTTTCAATACACTAATCCATTAATATCAGGTCTTGTTGGCAAATCTAAAACTTTTGTCAATAATCCGTTAGCAAAACAACTTTTAGCAAGAGCGGTGGGTGGTCTTGGGAATGTGACGGAAGATGAATTTCTTGCAAGACTTGACAGACGAGACCCAACATCATTAGACAGATTAACATCATTTGCAATAGGAGCATTAGTTGCAAGTGGTGGTGATATTGAGGATTGGAATAGATTAAAAAAAGAAACAAAAGACTTTTTAATAAAAGCAGGGAATAAATTAAATCTTGATACAAGACCTCATTATGAGGTGGTAGGAATAAAACCAGAGAAAGCAAAATCAGCGGATAGTTTGCCAGAGTATGTATGGCAGGCGTGGAAGAGAATGTTTCCACAAGACAGAATGGAGGCACAAGCGGGATTTGTAAGGATTGGGGGAGATCAACCAAAACCCACCATCAAAATCAAACCTCAAGAAACCACTTCCCCGCTCTCCCCTATCGGAGAAATGGGCGGTGGGGGAGAGGGAGGAATGAAGCCTCCAAAAGCCCCAGAAACAGTCCCCCAGCCACCTCTTAAAGAAAGACAATTCTTTCAGACAGTAGAAAAAGCAAAATCAACGCCTGAGGAAATATTAGGAAAAACAAAAGAAAGTGCTGAGAGATATTACCAACCTAAATCAAATCCCGAATTATTAAAAGAAGCATCAAAGATAATTGATGATTTGGGGGTTGAAAAAGCCACAAAAGCATTTTTTGACGATAAAGTAAGTTATGAAAAAGCGGTAGCATTAGGTGATTTATTAGCAAGAAAAGCCTTTTCTGAGGGGCGATGGGATGAGGGATTTAAGATAGTGGAGGAGATGGCAAAAAAAGGAACAAGATTAGGAAGAGGAGTTCAGAGTTTTGCTATCTGGTCAAGACTTACTCCTGAAGGAATGTTGAATTATGCCGATAAGTTATTAAAACAGGCGGAAGAGAACTATAAAAAATCATTTACAGGAAAGATATTTAAAAAAGTTGATTTTAACTTAACCAATGATGAAAAAAAGATGATTTATGATTTAATGCAAAAGGCAATGACTGCACCCGATGATCAGACAAAAGGCTATTATTCAAGACAGGCACTTAAAATAATTTCAGAAAAAATACCTTTTGGAGTAAGCGAGATTCTTGATGTTTATCGCTTCAATAATATGCTCTCTGGCCCATTAACGCATCTGAAAAACTTCTTCTCTAATTTATTCCAAACCTATTTTAATTTACCACTGACATTAGCAACCTCAGGAAAACCAAAACAGGCATTAGAATACGAGGTTAATGCGATTAAGAATGTTGGAAGAGGACTTGATGCTTTTATTGATACTTTTCTTGGGAAAACACCAACCGATTTGTCAAAAACAGAGACAATAATTTCAGAGGCAAAATATCAAAGAATACCAAGAGCGTTAAGGATATCAACAGATTTAATGGAGTCGGCGGATATGTTTTTTCAAAACATAATAAAGCCATCGCTTATTGCTACCGGTATGAAAGAAGAAGAGGCGGCAAAGTTGGCCGAGGAGTTTCTTTTCAGAAAACCAATGTCGGCAAGAGGGTATGGAATAGTTTCGGATAGTTTAAGAGCAATGGGAGAAATGCTTGAGTTTGCAGGAAGAAAATTTAAACCAATTAGATGGTTTGTTCCTTTTATCAGAACTCCATTTAATTTTGCCGCTGCTCAGGTTGAATATTCGCCTATTGGTTTTGCTAATCTAATCGGGGCAGAAGATAAAAGAATGGTTTTATCAAAAGCATTAATAGGCTCGGTTTTAACATCAATTGGGACAACACTCGCCTTACAAAACAGAGTTACTTGGGCACCACCTACCGATCCTGAGGAGAAGAAATACTTTTATGCATCAGGAAAAAAACCATTCTCAATAGAGATTAATGGTAAATGGATACCAGCTGCTTATTTTGGTCCTTATGCTTTATCATTGCTTCTTCCTGCTGCTGTCAAATATCAATATGAACAATCACCTGATGCCTTAAGTGAGGAGGATTGGAAAAAGTTAACAAAAACAATTGGTTCGGTATTATATTTTTGGTCTCAATCAACACCAATGTCAGGATTAGGGGGTTTTGTAAGAACATTGCAGGGTGATATTGATTGGAATGTGATAAGAAACTTAGGATATACCGCTCAACAGGTTATCCCATACAACTCGCTTTTGCGTTGGATTTCAAACTTCGTTGATGATATCTACAGAAAACCAAAAACATTTGGAGAGCAGTTTATCTCAGGCATCCCGTTCTTAACGAAAACAATAAAAGAATATTATCAAGAACCAACGGGAGAACCAGCAAGACGATTGCTTATTAATCAATTTTTGCCTTACAGTATCGGAATAGAAAAAGATACAAGCGGTATTTATAACCAACTTCTTCAAGAAAGACAGCAAGAAAGACAAACCACCCGCTACATCAATCAATTAAAGAAAAAAATGGAGGAAGGTGAAGAACTATCACCACAAGAATTACAACTTGCTTTACAATCTCAAACCAAAAAAGAACCAACTACACCGCTTGAAGCTTTGAGAGAAAGGGCTAAACTTGAGGCAAGTTATAAAAAAGCCAATCATCTTTTTGAGTTGTATATTAAAGCCGACAGAGAAGATGTAAGAACCAAAATTGAGCAAAATGTAAGGAGTATGGGGCTTGATTTTGAAGAGGGGTTATATAATTACCTATCAAATCAAGATAGTGATGCGAGAAAAGAATTTATATTAGCCTCAATTAAAGGAATTGAAGATAGACAAAAAATGATTGAGGCTTTAGCGTTGTTTAGAAAAAAAAGCATTATCTCATCAAAAAAACTTTTAACTGATAATTTGATTGATGAACTTTATGATGAGGGTATAATAACCGAGAGCGAAAAGCGATACTTAAAATCAATAAAAGGCACTCAAAAAGAGGGGGGAAAAGTAAAAATAAAAACATCGGAAAAGTCAAAAAAGATTAAAATCGGCAAACCCCCCGCTCTTCGTGTTGGCGGTGGTGTTAGAATACCAAAGGTTCGAATATCAACAGGCAAAATATCAAGAGGATACAGGCTAAAACCACCTACCATTAAGATAGCAAAAAGGAAACCAACCAATTACAGCAAGTTAGCCAAGAAGATTTTGTTATTGACAAAATAGAGGAAAAGGTTTAGAATTTTATTAGTTAGTCTTTTAGGGAAGTTCACTCTTCCCTACAGACACCTCAAAAAGGGGTGTCTTTTTTTTGTATAAAAATATGACATTAGATAAAATTTTAAAAACAATCCATCGTCTTTACGAGAACAACACCGATTATCCAACATCAGGATCTGATGATTATGATGTAAGATTAGGACTTGTTAATGATGCAATATTAGAATGGGCAGAGACTGAAAATGTTAAATGGCAACAACTATATAAAACTGCAACAGGAACCATTTCGGGAGCAACCATTTCAGCACCAGCAGATTTTGTCTCAATCTCATCACTTCTTAAAATTTCAAGCAACTATTATGTTTATAAGAAAGTAGATGATGCGATGAATATTTTAAGAACTAATCCGTCAAAAAAAATGTTTTGGATAACAGGCTCTTATGGCTCTTATATCATTAATGTTAATCCAACACCAACCGTTGGCGATACATATACTTTTTACTACTACAAATCACCTACTTCGTTAGTTAATGCAACAGATATTCCCGAGATGTCAAAACCGATGTTTATTGTCTATTGGGTTTTGGCAAGATTATATGAGGCGGATGGGGATAATAACAAGATGTCATTTTATGAGCAAAAGGCGGCTGATAGGTTAGCGGATATGATGCTTGAGAATGAAGCGCCTCCTTTTAATAATGAGTTTAGCATTATTGACGATGATGTTGCCTATAAGTTAGATGGCATTGCTTTTGGACAATGATAGCACCAAAAATTTCGGGACAATCAACCAAGAATTTTTTGATAAAGATTGATAAGTTTACCGGTGGGACGGCAACCTTGATAAACCCCGCCCGTCTTGACCCACGATTTGCGGTTCAAAGCATTAATCTTATTCAAGATCAGGATGGAATATGGAGAACAAGACCGGGAGTTAATTATTGGGGACAACCAATTAGCGGTGTAACAAGTATTGACGGAGCAGTTGAGTATATTAAAAGCAATGGGACAAGAGAGGTGATTGCAATTGCAGGCGGTTATGCTTGGAAAAGTCAGGATGGCGGAGCGTGGACACAGTTGACGGGAGCAACTTTTACCGTAGGCCATAAACCGTCATTTTTGCATATCAATAACCTTTTGTATATCTCAAACGGGCATAATAATTTAGCCGTTTATGACGGAAGCACGTTAACAACTTATTCTCAACTAACCGCACCAACGGGATTATCAGGGACAAGGGGCTCTGGTTTATCATCAGGAAGTTATAATAACTATTATCGAGTAACAGCAAATAACAGAATTGGCTCAACAGAGGCATCAGCATCCGTAAATATAACAACTAATAAAGACAGAAATTATTGGAATGAGACAAGTAATGAATATGTTGATTTGACTTGGACTGCGGTAACGAATGCAACATCATATGATGTTTGGCACGGAACAGAAAACGGGTATGAGACATATTTAGGCTCAACATCAACTAATAGTTTTAGAGACAGAGGACAGGCGGTAACACCAAAGAATAACTATATCGAAACCCCCGATGGCAATACAACCGCTGCTCCTAAATTTAAGTCAATGGAGGTATCATCAAATATGATATGGGCAACTTATGACCCCAATAATCCCTGGCGGGTATATTGGAGCGGTGTTGGGCAGTATATCGGGGCATTTTCACCTTTTTATGGCGGTGGATGGGTAGATATCGAGTATGGTTCAAAAAACAAGCCTGTTGCAGTGGTTCATTACCGCACAGGAAAAGGTGACCCTATCGCAACTGTTTTAACATCATCGGCTGATGGAAAAGGGATGACATTTCAGATTGAGTTGGTGTCAACATCGGTAGGAGACGAGACGATTGTAATCCCGGCCGTCTATAAAGTCGTTGGTTCAATCGGAACAGATTGCTATCGGGCGGTTGTTAAGGTGGGCGATAATATCTTTTTTGCTAATAAGACTGGGATATTTGCCTTACGAAACAAACCGCAGATGTTTAATGTTTTATCAACCGATAATCTCATCCAGCCCGTTCGAGACCAATGGGAAAGTATCAATCAGGCTAAAATTTCAGATGTTGTTGGGTATTACAAGCATCCACGAGTATATTTTTCATTTGCTGTTGGCTCGCAAAACGACTCAACCGCTTGTTTTGATATGGAAAGAAACAATTGGATATGGAAATGGAGCATTGGCTTTAACGGATTTTTTGAATATACCGACAATAGCGGAACAACGCATTTTCTTGCCATCCCAACATCGGGCAATAGATTAGTTGAGATATCGGACAATTACGAAGGAGATTACGGAACACCATTTTACCAAGCCTATATATCACCTATTATCCCAGTTGACAAGGACTATACAACAATGGCAAAGATTAAAGAGGTGATATATGAACTTGGTAAATTCAAAGGCTCGGCAACTATTGAAGTGATTGGAGTAACAAAAGACAAACAGGTGACATCGCTATCAACAAAAACAATCGAGACAGAAATTGGAACATCGGGATGGGGGACAGAATTGTTTTCTGGTTTTCTTTTTTCGGTGACAGAGGGTACCCCAACTGTTTTTACCTATGATACAATAAAAAAGAAACTACGGGTAAACAAGAAAATCTACGCTATCCAATTTAAGATATACACGACAAACAGAGCATACTTTGAGATATTAGGAATTCAAGCAGCAGGCTCGCTATTGCCAAAACGAGCCCCAAGCGCTTGGAATTAGAAGTTTTTAATTTAATAATATGCCAAGAATATATAAAGCCGCATCAGCCTGGACGGGAACAATCGGCTCGGGTGGTGTTGCTGACGGATCGGTTACCACCATCCCATTATCATCTGCTACCGGATTGACAAACGGAGAATGGTATGTTTTTTCAATTGATAGAGTTGATGCCAACGGAAATAAAACACCAAGTAAATGGGAAGTGGCAACAGGACAGTTATCAGGAACGAATTTTATCAATTGCACAAGAGGAGTTGAGGGAACAGCGCAGGCTCACGCAGCGGGGGCAACGGTTGAAATTCTTTTTACCGCAACTCATTGGGATGAGTTAAGGTCTTTTTTGGAAGTAGAGCATAATCAAGACGGCACTCATAAAAACATTACCGCAACATCTCTAACCACAACAGGAGATGTTGAGGTGGGAGGAGTAACTGTCCTAACCCAACAATCCTCCACTCCCTCAAATCCAGCGAGTGGGAAAAATGTCGTTTATGTCAAATCGGATGGCTATCTTTACTATTTAAACAGTAGCGGAGTTGAGCGAAGATGGTATCCCCCTATTGTTGATAATAATGTTGCTTATCAAGGCAAAGACAGTGGCGGAACGGCAAGAAGTATAGCAAAAGTAAATAGTTCTAATGTTTTAGAGATTGCAGATGCTAATCTTTCAAATGTAAAGATAATTTCACCAACAGGAACAGGTTATTCAGGAGTTGATGTTTATCCCACTTATGTTGATTTAAGTAACGCTGGATCAGATTATGATTTGCAAATAGGACAAAGAGCAGTGATTAGTTTTTCATCAGTTACCTCAAAACCATTAAGAATAGCAACAGCAAGTGGGAGAGTTTATAGAATGATTTTAGCACCTTCAAATAATTATGCCAATTTTGGGGGGGGAAATAATCCTGTGTTGATAAACCCAAATAATACCACATATACAAATGCTTTTCATTATACAGAAATATACATAAATGATGCATCAGTTGGTTCGGGTTATCAAATAATAATGAATGCTTTTAGAGTAGGCTACAATTTTTCCTTTTGTGATATAGTAATAAAAAATGACACTACATCAAAAATGGTATTATCAACTAATATAATGTATGGTGCGCATTATGCTTTCCCAATTTTAGATATAGCAACATCTGTTTGGAATGATACATCAACAGCGTGGACATCGTTGGGCACTGTTGTCTTTCCACAATCATCAAGCGGTAAAATAATAGTTGAGAGAATTGCTTGATTATGAGAGAACAAACTAATTTACAAAATATAACCTATGTTATACCAAAGTCAAAATGATCCAAAATGGAAAAACGAAAAATTAGGTTTCAGCAATGAAACCATCGGAAATTTTGGCTGCGTTATCACCTGCCTATCTAACATTTTTGAAATCACTCCTTTACAAATGAATGAATGGATGAAGAATAATGGAGCATTCGTAAATCAAAATTTAACATACTGGGCAAAGATACCGGGCTTTGTTTATAGAGGTTGGTCTTACAATAATGATGAGGTTAAAAAAGCAATTAGTCAATATGGTGCTTGTATAGTTGAGGTGGATTGGGACGGAAATCCAAGAACAGATGGTAGTCATTATGTTATCTTCATTGGCAATCAGAAATTATTTGATGTGTGGGACGGAAAAGAAAAACCGACTTCAACTTATTCTATTTTGAAAGGTTATGTAGTTTATGATATTGAGAAAGCGAAGGCTTACTTTAAAAATCAATTTAGCAATAGTCAAGATAATTATTACAAAGGTATTGATATGAATAATAAAGAAAGCGTAAAGGTGTGTATTGATGAGTGGAAGAGAGTTGTTGATGGTTATTATGTGAAAAAAGAAGAATATGAAGCAAAGATAAAAGAATTAAACGATAAATACCAAAGAGAGATTGACGATAAGGAAAAGACAATTATAAATCTTAATACCCAGATTGATAACTTAACAAAGCAAAATCTTCAACTAATTAAAGATAACGAAATGCTTAATGATTATAAAAATAAATACAGTGAATTTGGAAAACAATTAGAAGAGTTGACAAAAGAGCATACGCAATTAAAGATTGATTTTGGAAATGCGAAAGAGGAATGGGTAATAAAAGAGCAAGGATATCTAAAACAGATTAAGACTTTACAGACAAAGTATGAAGCAACTAAATCACCATTGAAAAAGTTATTAATAGATTATATTTACGGAAAAACCCAAATTAAAAGTTAAGGATTTTTAGCAAAGTAAAGGTATGATTGCGAGGATTAAAAAAGAGCCAACTATAATAGACGAAAAAACAAGGATTTCATTACAGACCAATAACTTATGGGCGATATTGGTGTCTGCGGTAGTAGTTGCTATATCTTGGGCTTCATTGGCAAATAAGATTGAATTACTTAATCAAAAATTAGATTTTGTCGCTCAAAGGCAAGAAGAGTTAGCGCAAGAGTTTAAAGAGTGGAAAAAGCAAGAAGAAAAAAGAATTAGTGATTTGGAGGTTGGATTAGCAGAGGTTAAGTCTATATTAAAAGTTAGATAAAAAAATATGGAAAAACTAATAAGCAGGAAATTTATAATGACGGTAGGATTGGTGGTTTT